TGTCGAGATTGGATGGAAGTGCTACCGGTGCTGCCCAAATGTTTAGCGGTATTCCTATATTTGGTAAGTTGTTTACAGCAGTGGCAGGTGCAGCCGATGACGTTACTAAATCGTTTGTTGCTGTGTCACAGACCGGTGCCACATTTGGAGGTAGTATCAGTAATTTTGCCACAGCTGCTTCTCAAGCAGGCATGTCTATGGCAGAGTTTGGATCTATGATTCAGAAGAACGGCAATGCTATGACTGCGTTTGGAACCACCACAGAAGGTGGTGCAAGTAATTTTGCTCGAGTATCAAAACAACTGCGTAGTACCAGCAGTGAATTATATGCATTAGGATTTAGCACACAAGATATCAATCAAGGATTAGCCAGTTACGGTGCATTGATGAAGTCTCAAGGACTGCAAGGTAAAAAATCCAATGCAGAATTAGCACAGGGTGCCAAGTCCTATTTAAAAGAAATGGATGCGTTGGCAAAAGCCACAGGTCAATCAAGATCACAAGTAGAAGAATCAATGGCAGCAATGGCCAAAGATGCACAGTTCCAAGCATCCATGTCAGGGCTAGGTGAAGGAGTAAGAAACAGTTTCTTGGCAGTGACCGGTGGTCTTCCTAAAGGTCTTGAAACATTTGCCAAAGACATTATGTCTACTGGAACCGCCACAACAGAAGAAAATCAAAAGCTCATGGCAATGATGCCTCAGAGCGCGGCCATGCTGCAGAGAATGAATCAAAAAATGCAACGAGGCGAAGCGGTAACTTTAGAAGAACGCAACGCTTTAAACAATTTAATGAAACAGGAAGGTGGTAAACAATTACAAAACATAAAATACGCAGGAGCTGCCAGTGCCGAGCTAGGTGGCACTGTTAACGCATTAGCAGCTACTCAACAGATAAACACTAATGGTATAAAAGAAGCCACAGAAGAACAGAAAAAAGCAGCTGCTGAAACAGACAAGATGAATCAAAAGATGCAGCAGTTCCAAGCTGCAATCGCAGAAGTAGGTAACAAATTCAAGATGCTGTTGGCTAACAGTGGCATATTAGACTACCTAATCAGTGCGTTTGGCACAGTGGCCAATCTCGCAGAAAAATATTTGGTACCTGCTTTTAACCTTGTAGTGTCGGTGGCCATGAAGATATGGGAAGGCATGAGTCTATTGTTGGCTCCTGTGATAGATTACCTCAGTGAAAAATTTGGTGCTTCGGGGTTAGGCGGTACAGTCGAATTCATTGACGGTATTATGAATGCTGTGTTTCCGGTTCTAGGTGGCTTGGTTAGAGGAGCTATATTGGCCTTTGACGGGTTGTATAATGGCGTGATGCAGATCATTCAACCTTTGAAAGAATTAATGAGCAACATATTTGGAGTTTCAGAAAGCGCAGGAGGGTTCGGTGAGATATTAATTAAAGTAGGTGCATTTGTAGGAGAAGCGTTCCAAGTGCTAGGTACGGCTGTAGGAGTGCTAATTAAAGTGTTCGATTTTATGTTCACTCCAATTATCAAAGCAGTGGTAGCTATACTTGGTGGTATGTGGACGGTTGTCAAGGACGTGATTAATGGCTTGGCAAAATTTATGGATATTATTCAAGATGTGGGATCATTCTTTGATGATTTAATGGATCAAATTTTATTTGCTATAGGAAAATTAACTAAAGGCCTAGCAGGTATCAGTGAAAAAGAATATGCCGAACGTAAAGAACAATCCGATCAGCGTAAAAAAGATCGAGCTGAAGAAAGAGCATTGCGTAAAACCAACAATGACGAACTGACTAAAGCACAGATAACCGGTTTGAAAAAAGACGAAGCTCAATTTAAAGAAAAGAAACTTACCCATGATAGACTCACAACTGGAGCAAAAAAAGAAGCAGAAGCCAAAGAAGCTGCGGTAAAGGCTCAAGAAAAATTATTAGACTACAGTGCAGGACCAGAAGAACTGTTGAAACAGTTCAGCGGTAAGCAAGGCGGCTCTGTAGAAATTGGAATTAAAAAACAGGAAATTGGCAAAGAAAAAGATGCTGCTAACAAAGAACTAACAGAAGCCAAAACCACAGCTGAAAAGAAAGCAGCTATTGAAAAAGTTGAAGCAGCCGAAAAGAAATTAGAAGCACTTACTAAAGCAGAAAAGGCTCAAAAAGAAGCAGAAAAACAACAAATAATTAAAGATTTTGAAAAGTCTGGCAACGAAAAAGCCGATGCAGAAGCTAAAGAAAAAGCGGCAGTCCCAGCACCAGCTAAACCTCAACCTACCACAGCTCCTACAGATAAACCAGCGGTCCCAGCATCAGCTAAACCTCAACCTACCACACAAACTGACGCAGGCAAAAAAGCTCTTGAAGCAGATGCAGAAAAGAAAAAACAGGAAGCAGAAGCCAAAGCCAAAGCAGATGCAGAAGCCAAAGCCAAAGAAGATGCAGTAGCCAAAGAAAAACAAGAACAAGATAAAAAGTCTCAAGAATCTCCATCAGTATTGCTTGCGGAGTTAAATACTAAGATGGCACAAATGATAAAACTGCAGGCGCAGACCACTACAAATACCTATGAAGGTGTTCTGGCAACCAAAGGTCTTAATAAGAATCTATACAAAGCATGAGCTGGAAAAAATACTTCACCCCTGTTAACATAGACAACACCGGCGGCAGCATGAGCCCAATAAGTGGTCGCGGTCGTCCGGGTCCTGCTCGCGCCAATTACTCCAGCTATCTACCAGATGTTTACGCAGGTTCACCGAATCGCATTGAACGATACATGCAGTATGATACCATGGACATGGACTCAGAAGTTAATGCTGCTTTGGACATACTCACAGAATTCTGCACACAAAAAGACAAAGAAAACGCCACACCGTTCCATACATTTTTTCGTGGTGAGCCTACAGCTACTGAAGTTAAGATACTCAAAGACAGCTTACAGAAGTGGACAAAGCAGAATAGTTTTGAAACCAGAATCTTCCGCATACTGCGCAACACATTCAAATACGGCGACTGTTTTTTCGTTAGAGACCCAGAAACTAAAAAATGGTTGTTTGTAGATGCTGCCAAAGTTACTAAGATAATTGTTAACGAATCAGAAGGCAAGATTCCTGAACAGTATGTGATTCGCGATCTCAACTTTAACTTCAAAGAATTCATAGCCACAACTCCGCATAACACTACAAACACAGCCCCAAGCGGTACCAGTTCATACACGTCGGGGGGCGGACAAGCTCGTGGATTTGCAGGCGATGCAGCACGTTCAGTAGGCACACGTTTTCATAATCAAACAAATGAAATCACTGTGGATGCCAAACATGTTATCCATCTTTCATTATCAGAAGGACTGGACAACAACTATCCGTTCGGTAACAGTCTATTAGAATCAGTATTCAAAGTCTACAAGCAGAAAGAATTGCTGGAAGATGCTATCATTATCTATCGTATACAACGTGCTCCAGAAAGACGTATTTTCTATGTAGACGTTGGAAATATGCCGGCACACATGGCTATGAGCTTTGTTGAGCGTGTAAAAAACGAAATTCAACAGAGACGTATTCCTAGCTCAACAGGTGGCGGAGCCAACGTCATAGACGCCAGTTATAATCCTCTAAGTGTAAACGAAGATTACTTTTTTCCGCAGACTGCAGAAGGTCGTGGATCAAAAGTTGAAACACTGCCAGGTGGTACTAACCTAGGCGAGATCACTGACCTGCGTTATTTTACCAACAAGCTGTTCCGTGCCCTACGTATCCCTGCTTCTTACTTGCCTACATCTATAGATGAAGCGGCCAACACAGTATCAGATGGCAAAGTAGGCACTGCTTACATACAAGAGTTGCGCTTTAACGAATACTGCAAACGTCTACAGAGCATTATAGTAGAAACATTTGATCTTGAATTTAAACTATGGCTCAACGATCAAGGGGTTAACATTGACAGCGGCTTGTTTGAACTTAAATTCAATCAGCCACAGAACTTTGCTGCTTATCGTCAAAGTGAATTAGACACAGCTCGAGCAGCTACATTTGCACAAGTAGTGCAAATTCCACATCTCAGCAAGCGTTTTGCTATGAAACGATTCCTAGGCATGACCGAGGACGAAGTTAAAGAAAACGAAAGATTGTGGAGAGAAGAAAACGGTGCTAATCTCAAAGCACCTGCTGATGCACAGAGTCAACTGAGAGGCATAGGAGTTACTCCCGGCGGCATGGCTGCAGATGCAGGCGGCCAAGAAGCTGAAGCTCCTTTAGATATGGCAGCTGCTGCAGAACCAGGAGCAGATGCAGGCGCAGAAGTAGCACCAGAAGCACCAGTTTAATAATAAATACATTATGCTTCTTAACGAATTCTTTTACTTCAACGAAAAAAACAACGACTTTGCTCAAGATCGTAGATATGAGTCCAGCAGAGATCGCAGCATTGTTGACAAAAAAGACACTAGAAAGATACGTCTTACGCTGCGACAAATTAATCAACTGAGGCTTCAGAGCGAAGCACATCAATTAGAATCTCAATCTGAACTGGACTTTATAAGACAAATGTATGGAACTCCAGTTGGCGAAGAAGCAGCACCTGCACAATAACCCTGCGTTTGTTATAGGCAACGGCACCAGCCGACAGTGCTTAGACATTCGTTCTCTAACGACCAAAGGTGTGACTTACGGGTGTAATGCACAATATCGTGAGTTTGAACCAAATTATCTAATAGCTGTAGATGTGAAAATGGTTAACGAAATCATTGAATCTGGCTACCACAAAAAACATCAAGTTTGGACTAACCCTAACAAGGGCATACAGACCAAACACAGCATTAACTTCTTTAGCCCGCACAAAGGATGGAGCTCAGGACCCACAGCATTATGGTTCGCAGCTACTCAAGAACATAGAACTATCTATATTTTTGGCTTTGATTATCAAGGCAATGACGGCAAGTTCAACAACATTTATGCAGATACATTCAATTATAAAAAATCAACTGATGCAGCCACTTATCACGGGAATTGGTTAAGTCAAACTGAAAAGGTAATCAAAGAGTTCCGCCACACACATTTTTTTAGAGTTATAGAACCTGGTGCATTTATACCAGATAAGCTAGGACCTACCCTGACTAATCTAAGTCATATCACTTACGATGAATTTAGTAGAATCTTTCCTGATACTATATATTCAGATCAAATCAATCAAAAAACTACCATTTAACACCGGTTTGTAATCTCCGTGTTAAATATACAACAGCCCATACCATTTGAGGAGAATACCATGGCCGACAATAAATTACTACAACAGATGCTTGAGCATTTGGTCAACGATGATCAAGCGAAAGCAGAAGAACTGTTCCACGAGTACGTGGTTACAGCATCACGTGAAATCTACGAATCTTTAATCGACAGCGAAATCGCTGAAGAAGAAGAAAAAGAAGAAGATGAAGACGAAGACATGGACGAAGCTGCTAAAGATGAAGATGCAGAAGAAGACAAAGTCGACGAAGAATTTGAAGATATTGCTATCGAAGGCGACGACGAAATGCCTGCAATGGGCGGCGATCCTACAGACGATCTAGAAGGTGATCTAGATGCAGAAATGGATGACGAGGAAGGCGGCGAAAAATCCGAAGAAGAATTATTCCAAGATCTAGACAGTATTGTTGATGAACTACAGGCCAAATTTGACGAACTCAAAGGCGGCGACGACATGGGCGACATGGGCGATGATGACATGGGCGACATGGGCGACGAAAAAATGAAAGATAATTTTGACCTAGCAACAGTACGTGAGTACGTAGAAAAAGTTGCTCCAGCAAAAATGGGCGATAACGGCGTAAACGCTAAGTCTATCGTGGCTGGTAAGAATGACATGGGCGGTACAACTGCTAACATTCTCAGCGGCAAGAACGGTACTCCTGGTTCAGAAACAGGTGAATTAAAAGGTTCAGGATTGCTAAAAGGCAAGCCAACCGAAGATAATGCTGGCAACATCAATGTCCCAGGCGGTAAAGCAGGCAATGCTTTCTCTAAGAAAGAACCTGGACATGGTGCTGAGAAAGCTGGTGCAAAAGAATCACCAGACAACAAGCAAAGCCTTTTCCGTGGTCGTAGATAATAGGACTTGACAAAGGTGAAAACTACTCTATCAGAACATTTGAGTTTTGACCAGGCTAAGATTGTCTTGGAGCGCGACGAAGGCAGCGACGGTAAAAAGTCGCTGCATCTAAACGGCATTTGCATTCAAGGAGACATCCGTAATGCAAATCAGCGTGTTTACTCTTCTGAAGAAATTGGCAGGGCTGTCAAAACGCTCAATGAACAGATCGCTGGTGGCTACTCCGTTCTTGGAGAAGTTGATCATCCTCAGGATTTAAAAATCAATCTTGATCGTGTGAGTCACATGATAACCAAGATGTGGATGGATGGTCCTAACGGCTACGGAAAACTAAAAATACTTCCAACTCCAATGGGTCAGTTAATTCAGACCATGCTGGAGTCGGGAGTTAAACTGGGTGTTAGCTCCAGAGGATCCGGCGAAGTAGACAGCGGTGGAAAAGTACAGGGTTTTGAAATTATCACTGTAGACATCGTGGCACAGCCAAGTGCTCCAGGCGCTTATCCAACACCAGTATACGAACATTTAATCAATAACACAGGCGGTTACAAGGCATATCAGATCGCACAGGAAGTCCAAGGCGACCCAAAGGCACAGAAGTACTTAGCAGAGAGTCTGAAAAAAATCATTTCAGGCCTCAAATAACAGTAGGAGAATCACATGCTAGACATCGTAAAACAATTGTTTGAAAACAATGTGATTTCCGAAGAAATCAAATCGGAAATTGACTCTGCTTGGCAAAGCAGACTTCAAGAAAACCGTGATCAAGTAACTGCTGAACTACGTGAAGAATTTGCTCAGAAGTATGAGCATGACAAAGGCGCAATGGTAGAAGCTGTAGAAGCTATGCTAACAGATCGCTTACAGGCAGAGTTAGGTGAATTGGCAGAAGATCGCCAAGGACTTATCGAAGCCCGTGCCAAGTATGCTAAGAAAATGAAAGACGATTCCAAAGCAATGGAATCATTCATCTTTAATAATCTTAACAAAGAATTGGCAGAATTACACGAAGATCGCAAAACAGTTGCAGGCAATGTAGCTAAATTAGAATCCTTTATCGTGGATGCACTGGCGAAAGAAATCGCAGAATTCCACACAGACAAGAAAGACCTAGCCGAAACTAAAGTAAAATTAGTACGCGAAAGCAGAGCTAAGTTTGACAGTCTCAAGAAAGATTTTATCACAGCAGCTTCCACAAAAGTAGCAGAAACAGTGCAGAACGGACTACGTTCTGAAATGACTCAGCTCAAGGAAGACATTGAATCAGCTCGTAGAAATGACTTTGGTCGCAGAATTTTTGAAAGCTTCGCAAGCGAATACGCTGCAAGTCATCTAAATGAGAAATCTGAAACAGCAAAACTTCTTAAAGTTATGCTGACTAGAGAAGCCGAATTAGAAGAAGCAGTAAAGATTGTTGCAGAATCGCAAGAACAAGTAGCACAGAAAGATCGTGAACTACGTATTATCAAAGAAAACAACCAACGCAAGGAAGTTATGAGCGAATTGCTAGGACCGTTGACTGGAGATAA